TGCTTCTGGTGGTTATGCTGCTCGTGGCGGCGGCGTTGGAATATATGGACTTCGTAATTCTGGTGCATCACAAACTCAGGTTGGATCAATTGGATTTTCTGGTTCAACTAACCAAGGGGATACTACCGCATACGGTGGAGGCGCTGCTGGGGGCTATGGCGGAACTGCCGGCGGCACTGGCACTGCTGGTGCTATAAGAATCGTATATTCAGTTGATGGAACTACACGTTCATATCCTAGCACTAATGTCAACACCTCTTCAGTTGGAACTCCTCTTGAAGTTGGTCTAGCAATAAGAAGTAGTTCTATGTATGTTGGCATCTATACTCTATCACTCGCGCGATCATCAGCCTTGCCAATGAAATTTTCTTCTTTAGAAAACTATAGAAATTATCCAACATTCGTAACACTTCAATCATCAAAAGAAACGATAGTTGAAAATTGGTTGTTAAATGGTACTTCTGCTAAACAAGGAGTACAGACCGGAAATCACGTATTTGTTAGCGGTTCTTCTTCTACTCTTATCAAGAGTGGAGATGGAAATAACGTATTTAAGTATGTTTCTTTAGATGGTACTATAACATTATCTGGCAATTGGCAGGGAGGACAAGCTACTGCAGCCAATGTTGACACAGTGACTTATGCATCACCTGCTAAAATGGGATGGTACAAGAGAATAACTTCTACTGGAACAAGCACTTATACGCCTCCATCGCATTGGAATAACTCAAATAATATTATTCACTTAATTGGTGGTGGAGGTGGTGGTGGTTCAAGTGAATACATTGCGGCCAACGCACGAGCGGGTTCTGGCGGAGGCGGAGGCGGATACGCGCGAATTCAAAATTATATTGTTACTACGCCAGGAAGTACTTCCATATCATATACCGTTGGAACCGGTGGGAATGGTTCATCTTCAAATGGACTCACTGGAGCATCTGGTGGTACCACATCAATTGCTTCATTGTTTTTTGCAGGAGGTGGTAGCGGAGGTGGTTCGAGTGGTGGCGCCGGTGGAACCGGTTCATTCCCATCGGGTGGTGGATTTACTTATTTTACTAGTGGCACTATATTAAATGGCGGTGCTGGAGGAAGTGCTAGATCATCTGCAACTTATAGTACTTCATATCGTGGCGCAGGAGGTGGTGGCGCAGCTGGACCGTTTGGTGCTGGCGTTGCTGGACAATCACCATCATCTACTGGCTTATCAGTAATAAGTTATGGTGGAGCTAATGGTGGTGGCACTGCAACTCAAGATACTAATGAACAATCTAACTTCTTTGGGTATACCGTAAATCACGGTGCTAGTAATTCTACTGGTATTGATATATTTGGCATTGGATCTGGGGCGGGAGCAAATGGTTCTACAACTGGAGGTGGTAGTTTTGGGCGTATTTATGGAGGCGGTGGTAGTGGCGGTAGACACTTAGCTGGAAGCACCAGTTTCAATTCAGGCGGTAGTGGTGCTCAAGGCGCTATTATATTTGTATGGAACGTACCTCTTGAAATTGTTAATACTCAGTTCTTCCTAACACTATAAATACTAAATTAGTAAGGGACTATCATGGCTGTTTCATCAAGACAACAACTTAAAGAATATTGCTTAAGAGCACTGGGAGCGCCGGTGCTCGAGATCAACGTTGACGATGATCAACTGGAAGATAAGATTGATGAAGCTATCGAATTCTTCCGTCAATATCATTATGACGCCATTGAGAAGATCTATCTTAAGCATCAGATAACACAAGACGATTTTGATCAAAAATCAATACCGGTATCGCCATTGATATATGGTATTAGCAAGGTATTTCCTATCACTGCAGCAACGTCAAGTTCTAAGAGTATCTTTGATCTTCAGTATCAATTAAGATTGAACGATCTCTATGACTTAACTTCAACAAGTATCATTTACTATCAGACAGTGATGAATCACCTTGCGTTACTTGATATGGTATTAAATGGTCACGTTCTATATCGCTTCAATCGCTATCAAGGTAGAATCTATCTTGACCTCAACTGGGGCAATGATGTTCGTGTTGGAGAATATGTAGTTGTTGAAGCATATCGCGCAATGGATCCAGAGCTTTACACAAGACTTTGGAATGATACTTGGCTTAAACATTATACTACAGCGTTATTCAAATTAGCATGGGGCACTAACCTTAAAAAGTTTAGTGGTCTACAACTTCCTGGTGGAGTAACTATTGATGGCGACAAACTGTATGATGAAGCTACATCTGAGATTAAAGATCTTGAAGATGATATGATTACAAAGCAAGCGCCTCTTGACTTCTTTATGGGATAATGCATGGCTCGCAACGTCTACTTTTCTCACGGTAGCCTTTCAAAGTTTAAAGACGCATATCCTATCGAAATGTATCTTGAGACAGTAGATGGCTTTGAAGGGCAAGGCGCATTCATTCAGAAGTTTGGATTAATGATGGAACAGAGTGCAACACTTACAGTTGCACGTCGTCGTTGGGAACAACTCGTTGGTCAATATGGTCAATCACTTCTTCCTAATCGTCCTGCCGAAGGTGATTTACTTTACTTTCCATTAACAAAGGGATTGTTTGAAGTTAAGTTCGTTCAACATCAAGATCCTTTTTATCAGATTGGTAAACTAAGCGTTTACAAACTTTCAGTTGAACTGTTTCAATATAGTTCAGAGAAACTTGAAACTGGCATTGAAGATATTGATGCATTTGAGACTCTTAAAACACTTGACGTTACTAAACAAGAAGACGTTGAAGTCCCAGATTCATTTGGTGATAACTTTATCTTCACAGAAGAAGCACAAAATATCGTTGTAAATTCTACAACGCCATATATCACATCTACTAAAACAGCTGATTCAATCATAGTGTCAGCAGACTCTAATCAACTAACTGCGGATACAGCATAATGGCAAAACAAACTATTAATATTGGAACAGCAGCCAATGATAAAACTGGTGATCCATTGCGTACGGCTTTCAGTAAAGCTAACGCAAACTTTACTGAATTATACGATCGTACATCGTTTACTGGTAACTATAACGACTTAAGTAATAAACCAACGCTGTTTACTGGTAACTATAACGACTTAAGTAATAAACCAACGCTATTCAGTGGATCTTATAACGACTTAACTAATAAACCAACGACTTCTTTAAACGCACTTGTAAATGCAGCTGAGTCTGCTACGTTAGATGCTCAAGGAAATATATTACTCGATGGTTCAGGTCCTGGTGCGGTTAACCGTGGAATTGTTTGGAAGTATGGCGAGCTTTATCAAGGCGTTAATAGCAAGATTTATCAAAGTCAAGATGGATTGTATGTTCAGCCTTATTCGCTTGGTGGAACTACTTACACTTGGCACTTTGATGGAATTGCTGGCAAGCTAAGACTACCACTCGGTAGCGCTATATTTGAAACATCTACTACTGTAGTTATTGAACCACCTAATGCAAGCGCTGGACAAAGTCTAGTTGTACGTCCAACAGTATCAGTGTGGAGCGTAACGTCAAGTGGTAATATAGTATATGGCAGTCCAATTACCATTTCAATTAATTTAGGAAGCTTCCCTTACTTTGGAACTGTCAATTATGAAATTACTGGTACAGGCGTAACTCAACAATCATTAGGTCGAGCATTAACTGGCAGCGTAGTTTTTACAGGAATTTCTCAAGCAGATACAAAGGAAGTCACTTGGACTATCCCTGCTAATAGCACTATCACTGAGTTTACCTTTACATTAACTGGCGTTCAAGGCACGCAATCTACAAATACTCAAACTCAAAACGATCCAGCGCTATATTATAGTTTCGAGTATAATGGATTACCTACTGGTTACTTTGTTACAGTAAATAATAATGGCGCTACGAATAATGAAACAAGTCACATACATTTAGTAACAGGTAATCCTGTAACAACTGATTTGTATCTAGGTGACGACAATCAATATGTTAAGATCGAAAAGAACGGTGGCGATGTTGTCATTGGTACTAACTTAGATAATAAACGCTGGAGATTTGGCACAGATGGTAAACTAACATTACCCGGTGCTGTTGTCAATAGCGCAATAGCAAATACCGCAACTCTTGGTGGAGCAGCAACTGTAATTAGTGTTACAAATAGTCCTAATTCAAACTGGACAAATGGAACTGGCGCAGCAGTCGGTGATCTTAATTTTGTAGTGGCTGTTAATGCTGGAGTTGCTACTGTTACAACTATTAACAGTGGTGGATCGGGACATACGGTTGGAGAAACAGTTGGACCAATACCCGGTTCTGCTTTTGGCGGAACTAATGGTATTGATGACATGACTTTTGAAATCACTGCAATTAGCGCACCAGTAAATCGAGCACTAGATTTAACAAAATCAATTAATAAAATTACTCCATTAACAGTTGGTAGTTCAGAACAATATACTTTAGCGGATGGTGTTGAAGGTCAAATTATGTACATAGTTCCAGCATCAGCTATAGCAGAAAATGAATATACATCAATGTCTTTTGCGCATGCTCGTTGGACTGATGGTAATGGTAGTATTACTGAACTATCTAATGCTAATTGGTGGTTCCCATTCAGGGCAAGTAGAAGCACAGGTGCTATAGTAACTCTTATATTCACTGATGGGCATTGGAATCTTCCACATAATTACTTTGAATAATATCAATGTTCACCTCAAATCCTTTTTACCATAAAGTTTTTAAGCGTGCTATCATAGCGTTTGGTAGTATGTTTAGTAACATCCATATTGAGCGTAGAAACTCAGATGGAAGTGCTGTACAAAAACTAAAGGTGCCTATTGCTCAAGCGCCAAAAGAAAAGTGGATTGTTCGTGTTGATTCAGATCCTAATCTCGAGAACCACACTTATACAGTACTTCCTAGAATAGCATTTGAAATTACTGGTGTCAACTATGACCCATCGCGAAAATTAAATAAGATTGGAAAGGTAGTATGTGCGAGTGGTGGTACCACCATGACTTTTGCATATGCGCCGGTTCCATATAATGTTGACATTACTTTATATGTCCTTACTAAAACTCAGGAAGACGCTTTTCAAATCGTTGAACAAATTCTTCCTTATTTCACGCCGGAATTTACTCTTGGTGTTAAATCGCTTGATCAACTTAACGTCGTTACCGATATACCAATTGTCCTAACAAGTGTAAGTCAACAGGGCATAATTACTAAAGCACTTATTGATATTGGCAATACGCCTAATTCTAATATAGATCCAGATCAACTAGAATTATACACTGCAACGAATATTGGTAATACTATAGACGAAAGAATTACGAATAGATTTGCAGGTGATTATAGACCACCAGTTGGTCAACCTGATGTTGCTGCTATAGATAGTACTGAAGTTACAGATCTGTTGCAGATTGCTAAGAATGGCACCGTGATCTTAGAGCAAACTAGAGAATGAGTAAATACTATAATGCAAACCCACAGTTAAAAGCATCGGGCGTACCCGTACAATTCACTCAGGAACAAGTTCTTGAGTACATTAAATGTAAGAACGACCCGATTTATTTTATCACAAAGTATTGTAAGATCATATCACTTGATAAAGGTCTTATTGACTTTGAACTGTTTGAATATCAAAGACGCTTTATTGATTCTATTCATAAAGAGAATCGTGTGGTGTCAATGCAGCCACGACAAATGGGTAAGACCCAAACTGTAGCTGCATATATTCTTTACTATACTCTCTTTCAAGATCATAAGACTGTAGCTATTCTTGCTAACAAAGCTGCGGCTGCACGAGAAATTTTAGCTCGTTATCAATTAATGTATGAATGTCTTCCTGCTTGGTTGCAGCAAGGTGTTACTACATGGAATAAAGGTGACATTGAACTTGAGAATGGCTCAAAGGTATTTACCGCTGCTACATCTACATCTGGTATTCGTGGTAAGTCTGTTAACTTCTTGTATGTTGACGAAACTGCGATTATTCCGAACACTGTAGCTGAAGACTTTTTTACTTCCACATATCCTACAATCTCTGCTGGTAAAACAACTAAGATTGTATTAACTTCCACTCCTTTGGGTTATAATCACTTCTGGCAATTCTGGAATGGCGCTCAGTCTGGCGCGAATGGATTTATACCTATTGAAGTTAAGTACCATGAACATCCTGATCGCGATGAAGCTTGGGCTCAGAAACAACTTGAATTACTAGGTGAACTAAAATATAACCAAGAAGTTCTATGTAGCTTTATTGGTTCTGCTCTTACTTTAATTAGAGCCGACGTATTCTCGAAGATGCTTCCAAGTAAGTACATCTATCAAAGTAAAGATGGACTAGACGTAATGGAAGCACCTATTAAAGGACACGTATATGTAGTAGTTGCTGATACTGCTGAAGGAGTTGGAGGAGACTATTCAGCATTTACTGTAACCGACGTGACAGAAATCCCATATCGCGTAGTTGCTAAATATAGAAATAACAGGATCAGTCCATTACTGTATCCTAACGCAATCTATAAGGTTGCAAAAGAATATAACGAAGCATATGTGCTACTTGAGATTAATAAGTCTGAGCAAGTAGCACATATCTTCTATGGCGAGCTTGAGTACGAAAATATATTGTTTGTAACACGAAGCACAAAGGGACAAATTGTTTCTGGTGGTTTTGGAGCAGGCAAGACTCAACTCGGCGTGATGACTGATAAGAAAGTAAAGCGTCTTGGATGTATGAACTTTAAGTCTCTCGTAGAAGAGAATAAGTTACTTGTTCAAGATCCGGATATCATATCAGAGATTGCCACATTTATTGAGAAAAAAGGATCATACGCAGCTGATGACGGTTATCATGACGATCTTGTTATGACTCTCGTCTTACTCGGATGGTTGACTACTTCTCAATATTTCAAAGACATAAATAATGTAGATTTGAGAGAAGTCATGTACCAAAATCAAATGAAACAAATCGACGAGGAAATGACTCCTATAGGATGGTTTAATGATGGATCTGTTGCAGGTGAACCCGAGCTACTCAACTTCTAAAAAGTAGGAAAAAATAAATAAGATTATGGTGATTTATGA